TGTCGTTATTTAGTGTTATTGGCGATCGCGCCAGTGTTTACAACTCGAACTGGAATGTAGATGAATTCAATTGCCTTAACTGGCTCAATTGCGATATCAATGTACAATTCGTTTCTGTCAATTCTTATTGGTGTGTTGTTTGTCTCATCGCAAACTACCAAGAAGTCATAGACAGCACGTTTTGTTACCATGTCAGCCATAAATCCATTGAACACTTTAATTACGCGGTCGCGTGTGATCTTGTCGTTTGGTTCAAAGATGAACGGACGAGCAATAATATCAAACTGCTTACGTAGATATACCAATAAGCGAGCAACGTTAACACGGTCAAGTGCTGAGCTAAATGGATACAATGTTTTTTGTCCCCATGTAAACAAACCTTGTCCTGGGAAATTAACCAATGGGTTAACATTGTCTTGATATAATGTATCACGTTGACCTTGGTTCAATGCCAATGGAACGAATTCGTTTTCAGCATTAACTAAACCTAGGTTACTAACACCACTCAATACGCCACGTGTTAAACCAGCTGGTGCAAACCATGGATAAGCAACTTGGTCATTATAAGCATAGCCACGTAGAACTGCATGACTTGCTGGAACAGCAACATCATTACCGTCCAAGTCTGTAGACAATGCGCTTGGGTAGTAAATTGCGGCATTACCACTGCGTGTTGTTAAACCGTCAATACCGTTGGTACCAGCTTCAGTGCCTAGTGCCCATGTATGAACAGCACTCATCTTGTTTGACAACTTCATTGGAGTGTCAGCAACAACAAATACAGTTTCCTTGCGATCATAACTTAATGTAATCATTTCGTCAATACATTCAACATAACCTGGTGTTGCCACAATGTTAAAGTCTAATGTTTCTGCACGTAAATCTTCGTTGTCAACCAACGCAGATTGTAAACGCTTGACAACCACACGGCGTTGAGCTTTTTCAAACATGTATGGTGCGCCAGCTTTGAAGCCACTGTCAACGTTACCAGATTCTGTTTGCCAGAATTCTTCTGCGGCATTCCACTTCTTAACATTACCAGAACTTACTGCTGAGTTCCATAACAACATGCCATCTGGATAGTACGCTGGATTTGGAACTTGATCGTCCATGGCTGTTGCGCCACCTTCAACACCAGTGGCATCACCTGCTGTTGCTGTCAAGTCAACAAACAAGCAACCGCTTTCAGTTGTTTGGTCTGCATTATCACGTGTTACCCAATCAGTACCATCATAGAACTTGATTACTGGATAATTGGCCATATCGTTTGTATCAATCCATACATCACCATTGCTTGCGCTACTTGGTTCTGTTGTATTAACGTGTGTATTGTTTACTGCTGTCCAGATAGGTGTATCATTGATTGTGGCTTTAACATAAACGTCAACGTTAGTACCGGCGTCATACCATAAACGGCCATCAACAATAGGACCTGTTGGTGCGGCATCACTTGCGCTTGGATCTAAAGTAATCCAGCTTGCGCCATCCCAACGCTTGATTGTGAAACGTGCAATTGTTGGTTCATCAAATTGTAGGTACAAGCTATTTGTAACTACAGCAGAACCAAATTCAGTAATGGCAGTGGCATTATCTTCGTAACCTACCAACATGTCAACCTTGCCGGGACCAACTTTTTGTAGTGTCCAGCTTTCTGTTTTGGCAGTATACTTCTTAATACGTAGATTTAAACCTGCGTTTGGACTTGTTGTCTTTAACCATACATTGCCAGCTACACTTGCATCAGGCACTTGGTAGTGAGGTGCAACTGTAATTGTTTTGCCTGTCAAGGCCGCGGCTGAAACAACTAGCCATACTCCGCCTACTTTCTTATAGTAAGTTCTTGTTGAGCTTGATGCATCAAGGGCATAGTCGCCATTTGCGCCAATGCCTGCACCTGGTGTGCCATCTGTAACTGTAACAGTTTTAGAAACCCACTTGCCGCCTACAGATTCAAATAAACCAAATTGGCTATCATTTGTATCCAACCAGTATTGGTTGTTTGCTGGAGGACCAACAGGGGCTTCTGCTTGTGGCTCTAATTCTTCCATGTTCAAGTCAGCACGTACTAAAATAGCACGGTTGGCAATACCCAGGTAGTAATAAGCGGCAAGCAGGCCGTATTCGTTTAATTCGTGACCGTGTACAGGTGTACCGTCGACTATAGTGAATTTTGGTTCACCATATAGTTGTACCAACTCGCGTTGGCTAGTAACAATTAGGGGTTTTTTAGCAAAAGGTGCTGTAGTATATTGAGCAGATGAACCATCAGGCGATGTCTTGCCTGATCGTGATGCTAAAACAATAACTGGTACTGTACCGTTGCCTGCAGATGCGTATGCGCTTTCATCGATTACCGATACACTTACGCCTGGGGAAACTAACTGAGCCATTATAATATCTCCATTCATTAAGGGATTCTTGCCCTTCTTCAGAGATATTTAGCTCATAACATCGTTTCTGGACCTATTTAGCGGAATACTTGCTTTTAAATTTTACTGGACAACGTTTTTCAATTGATCATACAAGCTGTCAATGCTTCCGTTATTGTTAATAACAGCATCAAACTCTGTTCCAACCCAGGCTGTTTCGCTGGCATGTATGCCCAGGTGCTTGAGTTTTTCTTTAGCAAATATATCACCGTGATTGGCCTTGGCGGCCATGATATGCCAGCTCGGTAACTCTCCACGTTGTACCCAAATTACCTTACCGCCTGCTTGTTTGATAGCTTTAATCTCGTTTGGGAAACGACAATCACTGATAACAATGTTGTCTCGGCTGTTGCGTAAACGTGCTTCTAAACTGGCAATCCAAATGTCGTCATGAAAGCCTTTACGACAAACTTCTGTGCCCCAATATTGTAATACCCAACGTGGGGTTAAATCTGGCATGTCTAATTTTTTAGACCACCATGGGTCAACTTGCTCTCGCCACTCACGTGCTTCTTTGGTACGACCTTCTAACATTTCCCTGTTCCACCCAAATACTGCACCAACTGCATCTTTAAGTGTAGCGGCAAATGAGTCTCTGCGGAACTCGTGGAAGTTAACAAGATAGTCTGCGGCTGTGTCTTTGCCAGAACCAATAAAGCCGCATACGCCAATAATTTGTGTAGTCATGATTTAGTTTAACACAATTACTAAACTAAATCAATAGTAAATTAGCCAAATATAAAACCTAGCGGTGTACCACCATCTTCATATTTCATTAACGCTTCCTCAAGCTTGTCTTTTTCTGCTTGTCCTTGTTGGATCAAGTCGTTACCGTTTAGCTGTACTCCACCCTGAGGACCTGCCAAGCTGGCAAACTTGCTACGTGCTTGGCCCAAACTCATTTTGGCCACTGCAAGAGCATAGTCTCTTAGCCACTGGCCAGCATACACATCTGTAAACAAGCTTTCATCTGGACGATAGTTATAAGTGTGTAGTACTGTACTTTCGTCTGTTTTGACATTACGATGTAAGTTTAAAATCTTAGATGAGTTAGACCATGTAAATGTTACATTGGCGCCGAACATACGGCCTAACATTTCTCGCTGTCCCATGTATAATTCAAATGTGGCAAGACCTTGCCCACGTGCGGCATTCAGCATGTACATGTTCAAGTAACCAGCTTCAAAGGGTTCAAAATTTGTGGCTGTGCTACCTACGCCGCCTGCGCTGTTACGATATACTACCCTGACTTCAATAACTTCATCAGGTAATCTATAATTGCTCTGATCAGGACTTAGTCTCAAAATCATAAAGCTTTCTTCAACAGCTCTGCTACTACGTTGACGATAGTAAGCAATAGCCCTGTCTAGAGACATATCATAATGTTCTTTGTCGAGCTCAATGTCGACCATGCCACCACCAAGATTCAGCTCAATATATTTTATTGCTTTAGCTCGTTGTGTTGTATTTGTGTTTATTTCTGCCATAAGAGTCTCCGGTACTATTTACCGGAGACTGGTAGCAAAACTTACTTAATTGCGCGGAGCAATATGGTTTCTGGTGAAATGCGTCCTTTTAACTTGGTCTCTACAGACTTAATAGTGTCCATGAACTTACGCAGGCCCGGTTTACCTTGTGTCTTGAACTCTGCAAGCTTTTCTGCTGGCTTACGCAAAGTTTTGCATGTACTCTTAAGCTCATCATAGCCTGTAATAGCACTACCCTTGACACCAAGTGTACTGATAGCCATGTCGCCATGCATACTAACAACAAAGCGTCCCAACTTGCGTGTCTTGGTATTGTAAGTCCATAGCTCACTAACGCCCAGGATTTCAGTTGGGCTAATGCTCTTGAGTCCCAACTCTGCAAACTCCTTAAGAAACTTTAGTCCTTTAACTTGGCGCTCAGGTGGTACAGGCTTGCGCTTGGGCTTGGCACGGGTTGCAAGCTTACTTGTCTTGTACGCAACAGAATCGTTAATAATGTTTTCTAAAAACTTTACATAGGCTTTGACTTCTCTCTTGCCCATGTGTTTGTATCCCTCAAGCAATTGAGCATCTTTGCCTTCCAGCAACTCTGTCATTTCATCAACTTTATGTTGAATGATATCTGGAATCTTAGATGAATACTGCACCGCAATATTTTGTGCTGACAAATACTTGTAGACAGAAAACTCTTTGCCAGTTGTCAAGAACTCGTCAATGGCACCTTCAATCTCACCCATTGCTTCAGCAAACTTTTCTGCCAGGCGATCCTGGATTGTTTCTTTCTTTACTTCAGGCTTGGCTTCTACTGCTTCCTCTGGTTCATCATGATCAAATGTACCAGATTTGATGGAGTCGGCAATTGCACCACGCAACCATGCTCCTGTATCTTTGCCACTGTTAAAGCTTTCATGCACTTCCGGCATGCCACGTAGCAAACAAGCGGCAATGGCGCACATTGTAC